TGTAGTCTGCTAGGCTTCGTAGTGAAGCTAATGCACAATACACGGACATGTCACGAGCTGAGTACTTATAAGAATAGTGTAAAAGGACATCTGGGTGTAGTAAGAAACTGGTTCCAGAATAATCCTTCTGAGCATAGTTATATATACGGTCGTACTTATTCTTAGGGATCTGTTTTTTAACTAACATTTCCATAATCATATTACACTGAGAGACGTTGCCCTCTGCTGAATCGTATACCTTTTGCCAATCGAATAAGAACATTATTATACTCTAAATTAAGAAATTTGTCAAGAACTATTTTTTCAAAGGTATTTCATGTGCCACCCCTGTTTCATATAGAACCCAACCCTATTGGAGGCCTGCTTTCTAGCAGTATTCCCTTTCAAGTGTATATCTATAATAACGGGATCAATCTTACCTTCTCGTTTTCGTATTACTCGTCCCACTAACTGAGTGAGAAGAGGCTCATTATTTACAGGAGTAGCTAATATCAAACAACTTAATGTGTCTACTGATATACCTTCTGAGAAAATTGCTTGAGTTCCATACAATACGTTCTTATTGCCCGTAAGTATCTCCTCTACTAGCACCTCTCTCTCTTCATGAGGTACTTCTCCTGTTACACACACTGCTCCTTCACCTGTTAGTTCAGCACAGGCTTTTAGAAAAGCTACTCGGTCACTTACTACTAGAACTTTGTGCCCCTTTGCAGCGTAGGCTGCCGCCAGCATAGCTATAGTGTGTCTGTATTCTTCATCGTTTGATAACTTTGTAACTCTGTTAGCCCACGGTATCTTAGCGCCATCCATGAAACGAATCTCAGATTGCACCAGATGTACACTAGGAGTCATATAGTTCTCCTTAGGTGGCTGAAACAAAGTGTTGCCAAAGTAATCTCTGAATACAACATGCTTACCATCCTTTCTCTCTATCGTTCCTGATAGACCTATCTTATATCGACAATAGTTTGTATCAAGTATCTTAGAAAAGGTCGGACTGCTAACATGATGCATTTCATCTAGTATGATAGTCCCAAACTCTTTACGAATCTTGTCTATGTTTCGGTAAAGAGTCTGAGTATTCCCTATCACGATAGGAGCATCAAGTTCAAATCTTCCACTGCCTATGATGCCAGGTTCAAATCCAAATACTTTGTTTACTTCTTTTGCCCACTGATTACGCAGAGGGACAGTATGGGTAACAACAAGTGTTTTCTGACCTAACTTGCCTGCTATTGCAAGACCAGTAAAAGTCTTTCCCCAACTGACCCAAGCGTTTATTATAGCGTTGTCATCGAGTTCATCGTATACCTTCTTCTGGCTATCACGGAGTTCAAACTTAAACTCAGGAAACTCCTCGGGCTTTGTTACACGTTTGTCGATTATGTCGTAGTTTGATGGGATCAAATCCAATCGCCCCACAGGTAATGAAATCAAGCCATTGCGGATAAGTCCCATATTCTTAATCATCTGAGGAGGATCAAGTGGGTTGTGGGTAGGAATCGCATATGTTAGTTCTCTGTCGATATCTCGTTGGAGTTCAGGAGTACAATCCATATAGATTCTGTTACTTATCACTGCTTTCATAGTTGTAGTTCATTCTTTGCTATAATATAAGATTTAACAAACTCGGATCGGACAATGTCCTCTACCTGAAATTCTATTAGATCGAATAAACTCATACGTTCAAGTACTCGAATAAAATCTTCTAGGCCATTCTGTTTTAAGTCTGCTTGTCTAAAGTCTCCACAAAAGATAACTCTACAGTTCTCACCCATCCTAGTGATGATAGAGTCTAACTCGTGGAAGGTCATGTTTTGACACTCATCAATGATGATTACTGCATCTCTAAGTGTAATACCCCTAATAAAAGATGTCGTCATAAAATGAACTAAACCTTTCTGCTTTAGGATCTCATAGGCGTCTCCCCTACTGAATAGGTCTATAGCAATATCTTTATAAGGTTCTTCATATACAGATCCCTTCTCTTTCTCAGTCCCAGGTAAAAAGCCCATGTCACGGGTAGGAACAGCACTTCTAATAATAACAAGTTGATTTGCTACTTGTTTTACCATATCATCGTATGCTAGATAACAAGATATGAAAGTCTTTCCCGTACCCGCTAATCCATGCAGCACTAAGTGCTTAGTAGAGTCAAATGCTTTTAGTTGGTTCTTTGTTAAGGGTTCTATTTCTCTTAGTTCTAGGCCAGAGCCGTTTAGAGTTTTTTTCTTTTTAGCCATATTATACTTTTCTTTTTGAGTCTTTGAGTTTCGTTTCCGAATACTCGTAGAGCATCCAAGGTAAGCCCTTTAGATGCAGTATTCCCGCCCATTCGTATCCGTGAGAGGGCGGGCGTGGAACAGTAAAAGGAGTTCTATGTCTTCTTACTGTTATAAGTGAAGCACTTCCCTTCTGTGTTACTTTCTCTATTTTCAAGTACTTTAAGTGAAAGAACTTAGTCTTTTCATATATGAATGGAAGTCCTGTACTATCTATAAAATACTTTGTGCTCTGCTTTAATATCCCGTTATGGGTTGTCACAGCCTTCTTTAGAGGGTACATAGTAGGGTATGATGTTTGTACTCTACGAATACCTAGAGAGCTACCTGTCTGATTAGTATCATCCACGCATTTGCCCTCTATAAATAACAAGCCATCGGCAAGCTCCCAGTCTCCACTATGTAGATTCCATACTGGGAAAGAGAGCTTATGTAATGATCTATACGTTATCACCATACATTTTCTCGAATTTACCACCTGAGTAGTCTTCGTGTATGATTTCAAAGTCACAACCTACTGGTACTCCAGGAATGGATACGCCTCGGTTAGTTTGAACAAACTTTGTTAACTGTTCCATGTATTCATCAATCTCCTCATTTGGTACTTCTGCTAGAATGGAGTCGTGTACTAAAGCAAAGATTCTTGCTTTCTTACTGTTGGCTTTAATCCAACTACCCATATCTACGGCACCAAGAAGATTAATGTCAGAAGCAGCAGACTGCACCAGAAAGTTAAGACCAGACCTAATGCTATGACTCTGGATGCCTTTGTCTGTCGATGCGACATTTGGTAATCTCCTTTTTCTACCGAAGTAGCTGTATATGAATCCATTTTGTCTAATGAATTTCTTATTATCTTCGATCCACTCTTTTAACTTATGAAACTCTGCGAAGTAGTCATCGATAACTTCTTGTGCTTCATTCTTACTAAAAGGCTTACCGCTGTCTTTTGTTACTTGTTCACTAATCTTATTAGCACCTGCACCATACATAATACCAAAGGTTACAGCTTTAGCTGCCTGTCTCTGCATACCATATAGCGTAGCTACTTCACTAGCATCACATGGTAACTTAAATACTTTCTTTGCAATCTGTGAGTGGAAGTTACCACCCGCACGGAATACTTCAATCAGAGCCTTATCTTCGGCTAGTACAGCCGCAACATAAACCTCTGCTGTTGTTAAATCCATTCCTATTATTTTATGTCCAGGGGCGGCTTTAATACAGCCCTTTACAATAGGATTGTCTCTAGGAAGTTGCTGCATATTAAGCTTGCCACTAGAGCTGAGACGCCCACTAGTTGTACTATGCAGGTTAAACCCTGTACGTAGCCTGCTATCCTTGTCCAACTGCGGTATGATTTTGTCCAAATAAGTATTCTTAATTTTAGATTTTTGTCTAATAGCAAGGATAAGTTGGGGGACGTCGGACTGGCTTGCCAGCTCCTCAAGAACTTCAGCGTCTGTTGAATTTGCTCCCGTACCAGTTTTCTTTCCAGTAGGTGTGAGACCGATAAAGTCAAAAAGTAAAGAACGTAGCTGTACAGTACTGTTAGGATTAAAATCTTTTCCATTTATTTTCTCAAATTTACCAATAGCAGGATGCTTATATAACTCAGCTACGGCTTCGTCAATTTGATCTTGCATTAGGGCTTGCGACTTTACTAGACGTCCGATGTCAAAAGGCACACCATTATCTTGAATGTCCGTAAGGAACCTACAGCCAGGGATAAGAATGTTATCATATACCTTAGCCAATCGCTTATTCTGTTTAATTTTTACAAACTTCTCGTAGAGTAAGAATGTTACTACGGCATCCAGTGCTGCATAGTCTTTCATCAAATCAAAGGGAATTACATCCCAAGTGAAGTCATTTTTAAGTACGCCATGTTCTTTACGGTATTGATCCATCCAATCATACATACCTTTTTCATAATCACCGTAGATTGTATACTTCATAGCTAACTGTTTTAGTCCATGAGTGCCTGGATTCTCATCAATAAGGTAATGTAACAGCATAGTATCCTCAAACTGAGGAAATATAAAGTTGAAATGGTACTCAAAGAACGCCAAGTCAAACTTTGCATTATGAAATATAACTACTTTTTCATTAAACAACTGTTGTAATAACGCTTCCGTAGTTTCGTCAAAGCATTCAGTATCAATATAAGCACCATAGTCTCTCTCATAGCTAAGTGAGCAGCCGAGCATATAACCATCTCTAGGGTATAATCCCGTGGTCTCTGAGTCGAGTGCAATGTAAGGTGAAGGAGAAGCGATAGCCGCACGAATAAATGCGTTAGCTTCTTCAGTATCCTGAATACCTAAGGCTTGTTCAGGGCGTACAATGTTGTCTACTTTTCCGTCAGTTATGTAATCTATTATAGATTTCTTACTGCTATCCCATGCTGGCTGTGCTTCTGGCTTGAATGCAAGCATCGCAGGGTTAATGATAGGCAGAAATTTCTCTTCTACTAGCTTACCTGAGTACTCTGTAACTGAGTTGATCTTAGTGAAATACTTCAAAGCATCACTACCTACTAGGATAACCCAGTCGTAGTCGTCTGTGTTGATCTCAATGTCACAATCTCGTTTTAGTACTTTCTTAATGTTCGGGTCAGAGCATAGCTGATATTGATCAAACTTAAACTCATCATCAAACTCTTTCTTAAAATTTGTCCTACTCATTTTAGTTTCTACTAATGCAACTTTAGGCATATAATTTTCTCTTTAGTTTTTGAACTGTTGTTTCTACTAAGGCCCCAGGATCTTTACCCGTGAGGCAAATGTTTCGATGTGGCAAGCCTATTAGCTCGCACATCTCTTGTACTCTTACTGCTGCATGTTGACCTGCATCATCTCCATCGAAGAAAATATCTATACCGTCAACTCCTTGTATAGACAACATCCTCAACTTATCTTCATTAATATTCTTTGTGCCAAACGTACAAATTGCGTTCGTTAAGCCCTTGTCCTGTAGATTAAGCATATCATATATACCCTCTACTAGTATAATCTTACCTTGTATCGGTACTACTATAGGGAACAGAGGCATCTTCGCACCCGCAGGCGAGATCATATATTTAGGCGTTCCACTTGTTGTATGACGACCATTGAATGCTACTATGCGTCCTGATATATCCCTTATAGGAAAGTTAATACGCCCTATAAAGTCTGACTCTGAGGATTGAAATGCTTCAAACCTCTTGTAAGTTTCCGGCTTAATATCGCGCCAGTTACCTTCATATGCCATAACATTCTGGGGAAAAGACAAACCAATACTTTCAGACCTCTTCTCTTTAATTTTACGTTTCAGTAGTTCTCGTCTTAGCTGTAATTGATTTGCCTTTTCCCCAAAATGCGTAAACACGTTACCTTTGTATTCACACGAAAAACACTGATATATACCAGTGATATTGTCAATCCTCATGCTAGGATTTCTATCAGCATGTTCTGGATTTAGACAGCTTACCAAGAAGTCCGCACCTTTTGGTATAAAGTGGATGCCTCGTTGGGTTAGTAACTCTTCTACTGTCATTGCTTTCTCTTTATTTTGAAAAACTATTATACTAATTTTAAGTTGTCATGTCAAGATTTATTTTTAGATGTCATTTATATCTTCACCCGTTTTGTGGGTGGAATCATCTTTCTCTTGAGGTGTTAGTGCCGACTCAGGACCGATTTTTAACGTCTCCCAGTCTACTGTTGATGTGAAAGATCTCATTGAAGCTCGTCTCATCTTTACACAATTGAAGGTCATGCAACCATCTTCGTGATCCCACGTTTCTAGTGCATATGCTGCATCTGCCGCATCAAGGATGCCTTTAGCGAAGCGTGCTTCACCAGTAGCGTCAGTTTGATATGGAGTAATTACTGTACATTCGTACTCTTGTGCCATTGATTTCAATGCCTTACTTACTTCTATCTGCTCAGTCCAGTCGTATTGACGACCTGGAAGAGAAGACCGCTTTACTTGATTAATATAGTCCACAATGATAACACCAACATTCAGAGGCCGAACTTTCTTGTCCAGTTCAGCACGAATCTTAGCGAGTGTGAGGGAAGGTTCATATATAACATCCAACTGTTGAGTCGGGAGGAGCTCTCCAGTCTTCAGCTTGGCATGAAACTTATCAAAATCACGATGTTCTTTATACTCTTTCAAGCGGTCTTGTCCAGCCGTAAAGCGATTTGACCACCACGTAGCAACCTTCTCCCACTCAGTAATACTAAGATTCTTAGTACGCATTCGTGAGAAGGGGATTTCGGTAGCGATCGCACAACATCTTTGCAAGATATCTCGACTATCCATTTCAATAGTGAAATACATAGCCGATTTACCCGAAGCAACAACATTATTTGCAATGTTAGCACATATAACAGACTTACCCGCCCCTCTTTTACCACCTAACATAACCAAGTCTCTGGGAGAGAATTGAATGTCTACGTCGTATTCCTCATTGAGGCCGAGGGGTATGTACCTAGCTAAGTCTTCTTCTGGTTCGAACAGGTCAATACGTTGCATACTTTCCTGTGGGTCTTCGAGATCAACCTTATCTTCAACGTCTAGGACGATCTGATGTAGGTGGTCTACTGACTCTTGTGCATTCTCGAAAGAAATAGAGTGCTCGACATAATCTTCTAGCGAGTCCAGAATGGTTTTTTGAGTGTACTCGTTCTTCAAGTACTGAAGAAGCATATACGGATCTGAATCAGCGTCAACCGCTTCTACAGCATATAGTTTCTCTCTAGTACTTGAATCCCGAATCTCAAACTTTAAATCATCAACCGTGGGCATTCTATGAAACGTTTCACAGTGCTTCTCAATTACATTGTAAAGACTGTGATATTCACTAGGCAAATAATGCTTGTGGGTAACACTCCAGGTTTCAAAGTCCTGTAGTGTTAGCACTTGCTTTATTAGAGCACTAGCGATGTTCAATGAAATTCTCCCGATTCATTTGATTTAAAGGTAAAGCAGACCCCGAAGAGCCTACTTTGGATAACTACTTAGTAGTTGATTAGCCTGCTGCTTTAGCAGACTTAGCCGCGCCATCATAGTCAGCGGCTGTTAGGCCACGACGAGTTAGCATGGTTTTAACGCCACGAGCAGTCTTGCCAATTGACTCAGCAATTGCTTCAACTGTCATTCCACCGATGTCTTCGATACTAGCCAATGGATCTTCTTTAGAAGCGCCTTTAGTAGTCTCTTGACGAGGGATAGCGTCGATGTCGCCAGAACGTAGCAAGCTAAGAGCTTTACCGCGAATAGAATTCACAGTACGGCCTAGTTCAGCTGCAATAGCTTCAACGAATGCACCGTCTTGTACCATAGATACAAAAGTTACTTCTTCAGAAGGAGAGTACGTGCGTACAGCTTCAACTTTAGGAGCAGGTTTAACGTGTGAAGTTAGTTCCATAGACAGGATCTTGCCTTGGATTGACTTAGCAGAGAACGCGCCATCTTCGAAATGACCTGCGATTTCAGCATAAGTATAATCTCCGCTATTGTCAGAAACAAAAGCAGCAAGGGTAGCTTCTTGGCTATCAGAGAAAGCTCGGACAGCACCGGCAGAAGCCAGTTCTACATCAAAGCCCATCTTACGCAATTTGCTTGAGATGGATCGTGTAGAGGTTTCAAGGTCAACAGCAGCTTCAGCTACAGTTGCTTGAGAAACGGGACTTTCGTCACCGACAAATTCAGTTAATTGAGCAGTACGCTCTTCAGTCCACTTAGGTAAGGACATAGTTTTATTCTCCAGTTAGGTCTAAAAGGTTAGTTATGATTTGAACGCCAGATTGTCTAGCTTTCATTGTTTTAGCAGATTCTACTCCACTTTCGTTTACCAAGATTGTGACATCCTTTGTTAAGCTAGGCTTAACACCATACCCTAGTCCTTGTAGAACTTTATGAGCCTCGGCCTTGCTCTTATAAGAAGTGAGTTTACCGCTTATGCAAACAACTCCGTGGGTGATGGTTGTTGTTTGAGGTTTCTCAAACTTGAAACTAAATGGCAGCATACACAGTTGATAAAATTCTTCATCCATCCACTTACATAAGCTAGTGGCAGACTTCTCGCCTAGGCCAGCTTCACGACATTTATCGTAGTCTATTTCTTCAATATCAATACAGACTTTTGACAATTTCTCTGAGGCTGTTTTACCTATCAGCGGAATACTAAAGGCTGGTAGTAACACATTTAGAGGTGCATCAGTGGATCTCTGGATCTCCATATAAAGTTTCTCAGCTAACTTGACAGAGCCTAAACCTTCACATATGTCTTCAAGCGATAGTGTATACAATTCTTCGAGAGACTGTATATCTAGCTTTTGTACTGATGCTGGGCCTAATCCTTTGATTTTCAAGGTAGTTGCGAAGTGCTCTATTAACTTTGATACTTTGACACCACATGATGCGTTTCTACAAAATAGGAGGTAGTTGACTTCATCTAAGACCGAACTGCATGATGGGCAGTTTGTTGGGGCTTCGATTGTGGTCATTGCTATTCCTCTCAATTTGAATAAGTATTATACTGAACTTTGGGCTATTTGTCAAGATCTATTTTTCGTAAGGTAGCAATCAATCCAGACGCCTTACAACGCGTGGTATGATCTCTCCCGAACGTATAACTTCTACTAAACATCCAATCTCCAAATCTAGTTCACGAATATACTCAATATTATGCAGTGTAGCCCTAGCAACAACCGCATCACCTATAGTGACGGGTTTTAGAATTGCTACAGGACTAACTACGCCACTCTTACCTATCTGCCATATGACATCTTCAAGAGTGGTTTCCACACCTGCTTTCTGCTCTTTGAGGGCAAACGCACCGCGTGGGTGTTTAGAAGTATGACCTAGCTTCTCATAATGCTCGTTACTATTGATACGATACACTGCCCCATCCGTAGGATAGTCAGTCGAATCAAAGGTATTGACAACATTTAAGCCTTCTAACTGTAGCTCCCTAAGAGTTCCCTCATAGTTGCTATAGAAAGTAGGTTGTGCATCATATGCTACGAATGTTAGTTTTCTACTCTTAAACTCTTCCAAGTCCTTGAGATTCAACGCACCCGAAGCGTAGTTGCGAGAGTTTGGTACACTGCTAGGAGCGACAACTTCTCCTGTGAGCTGAATAAGACCTGGCATACTAATATGGTTAGGTACTAATTCTCTCATCTTATCGGTAATATCTCTGCCATGTATACCGTCACCACGAGTTAAAGCTAACTTGAGATGCCCGTCTACATATAACAAAGATACTGCCGCCCCATCTAATTTAGGAGTTCGTAAGCAAAGGCTTATATCAAGAGGAGCTTCATCTATATCAAAACACTTCTGCAACGAATACATTTGGAATGTGTGTGGTACTGCATCAGTAACCACATACCCAACGGTATTATAGTTGTGCTTATGTGCTAGAAGGTCAAATTCCGCATCTGAAAGAAGAGGAACGCCTTCATAATATAACTTACTCGCCCAATCTAAAAAGTCCTTCATATAATTCTCCTAAATAAGAAAAGATATTATACGTTATTTAGGCAATACTGTCAAGAACTATTTGTACAGATCCTCAATTAAATCTGAAAAATGTTCTTCGACCGTTTCCTTAGACTCCGCTAATGATAGTATCTCTGTCAAACCCATAAAGAGTTCTCTGGAGTTACTTAGGTCTAACGGCATTGCTATACCTTCAGGTGTTGGTTGCCATACTTCATCAAAGTCTAAATAGTACTTACGCAAATGCAAATACTCTACCCCTCTAAAAGTATTAATGGTAAGCCTAACCTGTACTTCTTTAACCTCGTCATAATGTATTACACGCGAGTAGGCTTCTGGAGCCTGGTGCAGATCCATTATGTTCTCCTTTCGTTTTTCAACACGGAAGCTAGAGGTAATACGCTTGATACATTTGCAGGACGCAATAAACGGTAAGAATCAGTATCCCAGCAGAAAAACAGAAGTGTGTCTTCTGTTTCCTTTGCGCGATTCTTCTTACCCTGTATATAAGGCGTAGTGAAGTCTAGGGTACAAACATTGTACTTTAACTTCTTGGAACGCTCACTTCTATAGGTTATAATAGCGTCGCCATAATCATGCACTAGTTGTGCCAGTTCTTGCTTTTTCACTATAGTTTCCTTTTGTAGTAGTTAGCAATCTTTATTACTAAACTGAATACTCAAAGGTGTTTTATAATAGATGCAAAAAAGCCCCGCTAGGTAAACCTAGCAAGGCGTTAGTACTGTTAACCTTCGTTAGAAAGTAGAGTAGTGAAATACTGAGCTGCTTTGCCTGTCAACTTAGAGATGATCTCTTCGTCCACTGCTTTGCCAGCATCAGTGATAGCTGCTGTTAGAGCTTCCTGAGCTGCAACTTTAGAAACACGAGTGCCTCCGGTTGCTGCTCCTGATGCTTTAGCTGCTGGAGTTTTCTTAACATAGACGCCAGCCTTAGTTAAGATCATGCGAACACCATTAGGTGATTCGTCAATTTCGTCTGCAATACCTTTGACAATTTCCATACTTGTCTCAGGTGTTGGATTCATATCTTCGTACATTTTTACTGCTTCTGCTTTCTTGTCATCATCCCAAGACATCTTTCTATTCCTTTTGTTAAGTTTAGTTCTCCCAGGGCAGCTGCCCCGAGCTTTTAGTTGTTGTTCGTAGAATCTATCGCCCATATATTCCTCGACTTCAGAATGGATATTATACGGGAGAAATCACCATGTTGTCAAGAACTATTTTTTGAATGGTAATCCTTAACAGCTGCATGTATTGCATCCTCTGCTAGAACACTGCAATGTATCTTAACAGGAGGTAAAGCTAGCTCCTTTACTATTTCTACATTAGTTATGCTATCAGCTTCAGACAATGACTTACCCATTACCCACTCTGTAAGTAAGCTACTAGATGCTATAGCGGATCCGCACCCATAAGTTTTAAACTTTGCATCAGTGATAATGCCCTCATCTACTTTTATTTGTAACTTCATTACATCACCACAGGCGGGGGCTCCAACCATCCCTGTGCCTACAGATTGGTCGTTCTCGTCTAACTTCCCCACATTTCTAGGGTTCTCATAATGGTCTAGTACTTTATCACTATACGCCATACTATTCTCCTACGTGGAAGCTTTCACCACACCCACATTCTGCTGTTACGTTAGGGTTTGTAAACTTAAAGCCCTCGTTCAAGCCTTCTTTAAGATACTCTAATTGAGATCCTTTAAGGTAAATCATACTTTTAGGATCTACTACCAAAGTAACACCTCTATCATGGATAACAATATCTTCTCTATCCATTTTGTGAGAATACTCTAGTACATAAGCTAATCCACTGCATCCTACAGTACGTATTGCTACCCTAATACCTTCGCAAAAAGGGCTCTCGGCTAGCTTGCGTACTAAAGGTTCATATGCTGACTCTGCAATAGTTATCATAATTTTTCCAGATTTACTCCATACTCTTTCAAGTGTTGGAGCTTGCCTAACTCATACGCTGGGGCGAATGCGCTAAAGCCTCCTGCTGTTACACTAGCAAAGAGCGTATCTTCACTATCTGTTTTTTGTACTACATAA